GTTGTAGAGGGTGGTGCCTGCGCCATCTTTCACGATGCCGCGCAGCGCATTCATCTCCATGTATTCTCTGGTCTGGGCATGCTTGCGGCGCATGAGGGTGAGTTTGCGGTTCATCACCTCGACGAGCGGATCGGTCGCGTCCGACATCCCCAGCGCGGGCATGCCTTGGATGTCGGCGGGCAGGATCACGTCATCATGCGGGATCCATGGCAGTGCAAAGGAGCGCATCGAGCGGGTCTCGCGATTGCCGACTGTTGCAGGCGCGCCGAGCGGGACCGAGGGAAGAAGGCTGAGGACGCCCTCGCGCTGTTCGATAACGATGGCGCGTTGGCTGACGCCTTCAAAGCGGAACAGGCCGATCTGGCCGAGGCGGGTGTAGAGGTTGGGCAGGATGTTGATGGCCTGCGTCATCTCGGCGAGAGAATAGCCGCCCGTGTCGAACGGGTTGCGGGTGATGGTCATGAGGGAGCTCCAGGGGAAGAGGTGACAGTCGAATGGCCCGGCGTGGCGCGGGCCGGATCAAGCGGTATCGCGCGCGGCGATTCCGAGGCTCACGAGCTGGCCGAGCTTGGTGGTGATTTTGGCCGCATCATCAACGGTGGCATCAAAGCTGAGGACCGCGCGCGAGACGATGGCTGGTCCGCGGGCGAGGACGATGCCGGTTGCATCGGCCCCAGTGGCATCGACCGCATAAAGCAGCACGCCTGCTGCGGTCTGCGCGCCGTCCGCACCGCCCGAGGTGGCGAGCTTATACTTACCGCTGGCGGTGATGCGCCCGAGCACGGCACCGACGGGGTAGGCGGTGCCAGCGAGCAGGGTTGCGGTTTCGCGAGTGTAGTTCGGGTTAACCTCGTATTTGAGGAGGTCGCCCATTGTGGGCGGTTGGGTCAGCACGGACATGGGCGTTCTCCAGTGATGGGGTCAAAAAGAAATCCCCCGCCGGAACGGTGCGGCGGGGGATCAGTCAGACAGTGGGGTTGTCGAGGAGTGTCAGCTGCGCCCGCCGGCTGCGGCTGCCCGTTTTGCGGCCGCCACGATCGGGCTTTCTATGGTGCGCGGCAGGACGGTTGATGGAGGTGCGGCGACGATGTCGCGCGCGTCGGCCGCCGCACTTGCGCGCTCAAGGACCAGTCGGCGCAGGGCCTCTGGCGCGGTGCCCTCGCGCAGTGCTTTCGCCGCATCGATTGGGATGCCAAGACGCCCAGCCTGCGCCGCGATCTCGGCGATCTCTGCGGCGGCTTCACGGAACTGCGCCGACAGCTCAGCCAGGTTGTTGGGTTGCGCGGCGGCGTGCGCAGACGGGGCAGATGCCGCGGGGGCTGCAACCGGAGCCGGGAGTTCAACATCCTCAGCATCAGTCTCGCCGTCTGGCGCATTCGGTGCTGCATCAATGGCGTCCTGCAGCGGATCATCCTGATCATGTTTGGTGGCCATGTGTGCCTCCTGTTTGGGGTGGGGACGGGATGCGCGCTGAGTGCGCGCGGGTGAGAGTGCCGGGGTGTTTGCGACCAGCTGCTGGAAGCTGGCAAAGCCGCGCGCAAGATCGGTCACTTCATCAGCGAGGCCTGAGGCGATTGCATCTGCCCCACGATAGGTCGCGGCCTCTGTGGCGAGCGCGGCCTCTTGGCTCAACCGTACGGAACGACCGGCCGCGACGGTCTCACCAAAGAGAAACCGCAGCACGTCGATCTCGCGCTGGATGTCACCGCGCACCTCGGCCGGAAGCGGCTCGTAAGGATTGCCGTCAACCTTGTGGCGGCCTGAATGGATCAGCGTTACGCGCATCCCGTCCTGATCGAGCTGGCCGCTGAGTTCGGCATGCATCACCACCACGCCGATACTGCCCACCGCGCCCGTGCGCGGCAGTAGGATACGGTCGGCCTGAGAAGCGAGAGCGTAACCTGCCGAGAAGGCGTGTTCTGCCACAAAGGCCCAGACCGGCTTGTCGCGGCGCAGCGCGCGGATGCGGTCGGCCAGATCAAAGACGCCAGCGACCTCGCCGCCAAAACTATCGATCTCGAGCGCGACGCCGCGCACGGTCGGGTCGCGCGCAGCCGCCTCGATCTGGGCGGCAATCCCCTCATAGCTTGTCTGGCCGGACGACTGTCCGATCCAGGAACCCCGATGGATCAGAACGCCCGAGATCTCGATCACGGCGATGCCATCCACGACGGGATAGAGTGCTTCGCCATGCTGGTGGTAATCGTCCAACATCCCACCAGCCAGAATGCTGGCGCGCGCGGGCAGAGTGTCGGTGCCCTCCAGCCCATCTCCCCCGTTAGCCATCTCGACCCGCCGCCCCAGAACACGTGGCCCGAGCCCAGACAAAAAGGCCATGGCTTTCGAGGGCTCGACCAGCAGCGGCGTGTTGAAAGCGCGTGCGGCAATACGGGCGTGCAGCATCAGGACGGGTCCTCAGGTTCGCGCGGACGGTCTTTCGCGTCATCGGTTTGATCTGTCTGGTCGGTGTCTTCGTCTTTGTCCCCAGCCTCCTCCTCGACGGGCACCGCCTGAAGGCCTTGGGCGGGCGAGCCGGGGCGGCGGAAGTCGAGGCCGAGCGTGCGTTCGCGGTCCCGTTCTGCGGCGATCTCACGATCTACTTGCTCGGCGTCATAGCCGCGCTCGGCGATGGCTTGGGTGCGGGATTTAAGCCCCGCCTCGATCTGGGTAATCTCGGCATTGGCATCTTTCAGCGGATCGACCCAATCCCATTTTGTGGGCAGCCAGTCGGCGGCAAGGAGCCTGCTGCGGTTGGCCTCATAGCCCGGCAGAGATAGCGCGCCCGACAGCACGGCAGCGTCCATCCAGCGGGCATAGACTGGCCGGCAGAGCTGATAGGCCATGACCGAGTGCTGCCAGGCCGAGACGCGGCGGCGGAACTCGATCAGCGCGAGGCGAGAGTTCGAGAAGTTGCCCTTCACCATGTCATTGGCGAGATAGGGGTAGGGGATGCCAAGTGCTGCCGAGATCTGCAGGAGCGTGCGGTACTGGAAGGGCTCGTAGGTGCCGCCGCTGTCGGCAGGTTGGCCGATGGTGACATCTTCGCCTGGATCAAGCCGCACGATCTGGCCAGGGCTGATCTCAACTCCGGCGGGGCCGTCTTCATCCTCAAGCGGTGCGAGCGGGTTCTCGGGCACAGGCGAGGTGACGAACATCGCATACATCGCCGCGACTTTCTTTCGGTCCAGCTCAGCATCGTCATACTGGTCAAGCAGGAACAGTTTCACGATGGCGGGAGCCAGTTTTGAGACCCCGCGCAATTGACCCGCTTCAACCGGGTCGATCACATGGATGATCTCGGAGGCCGGCACCCGCACCAGTTCGCCCACAAGCCCCGGATCGGTGCTGTCGCCCGGGTGGCGGCGAAAGAAGTGATAGGCCACGCGCCTCCCGATCCGGTCGAACTCGATCCCCTGGCGGATGGTATTGCCGTTGGTGGCAGTGCCGGTCTGCTCCAGCGGCAGCATTTCTGAGGGCAACATCTGCAATTGCAGGGGCACGGTCAGCCCGTCGCCCGCGCGCCGGGGCCGGATGCGGAAGAACACCTCACCAGCGAGGAACACCTCGCGCGCGGCACGGCGCTGCAGCCCGTAGAAATCGGTCAGACCCTCGGCGTCTGCCTCGTCTGTCCACGCAAGCCATAAGCGCTGCAGGTCTTCCTTGCGGCCAGCATCCGCAATCTTCGAGATCGGCTTGATGCCGTCGCCCACGGTATTGGCCGCCCAGCTTTCGACCGCGTTGATGGCATAGCCGTTGTTGCGCACGAGCCAGCGGGCGCGGGCGGTGATGTCGGGCCCACTTGCTGCGATCAGCGCGTTCACATGGGCACGGGTTGCCTGGAACCCGCGCAGGCGGCGGTGGTGTTGGCCCGCGTCGAACCCGCCGATGAAGGCCCCAAGGCGCTGGCGCCAATTCAGAGCGCCGGTCATCACAGATCCTTCACGGCATAGGGGCGCAAGATACGCCCAGCGCCGCGCTCAAGTTTCGCAATGCGCCGCTCGATATCCCC